CATATTACCAACAAATATCTTAAACACACGTCTTTCTGGTGCTCTTGATGTTCTATAGATTAACATTGCGTCTTCAGCAAGTAATAACTGCTTCCAAATACGTCTAATCTTATCTAACATAGAAGTACCGTATGGTAATTTTCTATCATCACCTAATAATCTAAAATGTGCAACTTCCCATGCTTGGAATTCTAAATCTTTGTTCTTCCATTGAAACCTTAATTCTCTAGTTGGTACTCTTGTATCTCTTTGATTCATCGCTTTACTTGAAGCGCCTTCCATTCTTTCAATTTCAATATTTGGTAATTGTTGACAACCAATGATTCCCTTTTCTGGGTCTAATTTTAAATAAACAAAATCATCACCATACTTACACAATCCACGAGCCCACATTTGTAAATTGGTATTAATATCTAATTTTTGATGAAATAATTCAGTTAATATTTTTACAATTCTATCTGATTCTGAATATATTGTTAATATTTCACCCTTTTCAGACATTGTGGTTGATTCTTCTGCGTAGATATCTAGTGCCGCCGAAATTTCAGGAGTAAACTCCATAGATTCATAATCGTAATATGCTGCTAATCTAGTTGGTTCATAATATACTGATTGATTATAAAGAGACTGATCTAATTTAGCCCATTTGTCAGAGATATATTGACTTTGTTGAGCTTGCAACAAAGCTTTTTCATATTCTTCTCTACTATCCGTTTTTAATAATTCATCTTTACTAAAATTAAAAGACGGTGCCTTTTCTTGTTTTACTTGTCCAGGATAGCCGAACATTCTTGTTAATTTCTGAAAGACTGTTGGATTAGTAGGATTGTTTGGATTTTGTGCCATGTATATAAATACTTTTCTTTATAATATAAACTATTTTTTTAGTAAATGAAAGACTATTTACTTCTTGCAAATAACCAATTGTATTGTCTATAAGCGTCTTTTGGTAAATTGGAAGGATTATCCTTATGATAAATTAAATTGTTATCAATTCCCATAGAACCTATTTGATCAAAAGACGTACCATATGAATATAAACTCTTTTCTGGTTCGTATGTTCTTTCTGATAATGTCCATGATTCCATCATTGCAACATTTTTAGCGGTATTTCTTTCTAATTGATTGAAACACAATTCACCAGCATATAATGCCATAGACAAACTCATAATGGCATCGTCGTGAGCACCTTTCATGTGATCAGGTCTACCATTAAGATAAACAAATGTATTAAGTTCATTTAATAAACGATTTGAACGAACAGCAAATCCTTTTCTGAGTTGTTCTTCAAAAGCGGCTACAATTTGAGTTCTTTTATTGTTAAAATTTAAACCCGGAATCTTATCCATGGCTTTTCTGTTATATTCCCAAATATTTTGTGTGTTTATACCATCTATATATAAATTCTTATAGTTTAATTCTTGTAATTTTCTTGAAGTTGCAACTCCCATACCACCTGTAATATCTATAACTATAAATGCTTCGTAAAGTATTCCCCATTTATAACATATTGCAGCTAAATCATCAGGCGGCATTTTACCAACATACTCAAGTACTTGTTCTCTATCATCAAAATCTACAATATTAATTGATGAAAAATCTTCACTATCGCCTCTACTTACATCCACACCCATAATGTAACGATGTCCTTGAATTGGTTCTTTCCATTGCCACAATGTACCTTGCATATATTTTTCAATAGGTACTTTAATCATATTCTTAGCAATATTTTCTTGTATATCAGTTGGAATAACACCATCTCCTGAACCAAGAAAATCACATTCCAATTCTTGTGCAATTTTACGTCTATCATATAAGAATTTTTTAGACATTTTTTCAAACCATGATGAAAATGGTTTATACCCATCTTCAATATGTTTAACATAATCTTTTAAATCTAAATCAGTTCTTACAACTTCATCATCATTATATTGTTCTCTATTTAACATATAATGAAGAATATCTTTACATTTAATCCAACGTAAATCTTTAGTATAACGAGGATCTTTAAACCATCTTAAATCTGTAATATGAAAATCATTCATACCACGAATTGCTTGATCGTAAACACCATAATAAATTGGATCGAAACCATTAGGTGTTGAAATAAGTATAATCTTACCGCCTGTTGACAATGACGCCATAGAAGCCGCCCAAAAGTCTTCTCCTGCCTCAATATACGCCGCTTCATCAAATACAAGTATTGTGGGTGTATAACCACGTAATGCATCTGGTGAAGTTGCTACGGCTTTAACCTCACACCCGTTATTTAATCTAAATCTACTTTCAGAATTCTTATCTGGTGAAAACCCGACATTAAGCCATTCAGGCCATTGCTCTAAAAAATGTCTAACTTTATTAGCCATTTCTACTGCGGTATCGCGTTTGTTTGCAATAAGTAAAACTCTTTCTGGATTGTCTGGTTTAGCTAATTGTAATTTTTTAGATAACCAAGCTGCAGTTACCGTTGTAACTCCTGCTTGTCTATATTTTCTTGTAATATTTTCATTGTACGTTTCATAATCCTCAATCAACTGAATTTGATCTTCAAACAAATCCATTGGAACATATTTCTTTTGGGTATTATCAAAAGTTTGTAAATAAGTTCTTAAGGCGTAGGGAGTATCTTTCATAATCCTAGCCAATTCCTTTAAATGTTCAATTTTTGAATTCATATATATAAATACAAAAAAAAGGAGTATTAAACTCCTTTCTTATATTATTTAACTAATTCACCACCATCATCACTATCATCATCATATAAATCTTCACCTGAATCACCTAATAGAATATCATTTTGTTCTATGTTATCATATACTTTTTTCATTAATTTTACCATATATGTTTTACCTCTGTCAGAACCCGAAAGAACCTCTTTTATAAAAATTAAAAATGTTTTAGCGGGTAATTTAAAAATTTCAGTAATTAAATAATTTTGATGTTCAACTAATGTCTCATCAACCAATATTTCTTCAGGAAATTGACTTCTTAATCTATCCCATATAGATGGACCTAATCTCAAATCCCACATTTCTTTATGTAATAAATCTTCTTGTTGCATTACTTTAATAAAAAGTTCTTTATCCTCTGGTTCACCTTGATGAGAAAATAATTCTAAAACACCTTTAATTAACTCATGAATTAATACGGGGAAATTAATTGCTCTTACTTTTATTGTTGGCGGATCGGTTTGTCTATCAACCTCTTCTTTACCAGCAATTGAACCTTGCATTGCCATGGATTCTAAACTACTATCAGGTAGGTGCCAATATAATGCATCATTAACTGACATCATTTTACCATATAATGGAATTATTGAACTATTACCTAAAATATCATTAATTTCTTGCTCAACATAATGATACATATAATGTCCTCTTTTTGACGCACCCTGTATGATAGCATTAATACATCTTCTTTTTGCACATTCTAATTTGAATATTTCAGACTCATCACTACTTTCCTCCTGTTCAATATTAACAGGTTCTTTTGGTTCATCTGGTTGCTCCATGTTAAAATCATTTGTTTCAACATTAGCTAAACCAATTATTTTTGCATCAAATTGGACAGCACCATCTGGTATACCCATTTCTTTTTTAACAAGATTGATACCTAATTCTTCTAGTTGCTCTCTGTATGGTGTCTCTAAATCAATAATACGGTAAACGGAATTCATCATTTCACCCATGTATGGATTTAACCCTTGTTTACCAATAATAGTTGAATCAATATTACTATTATACCTTCTTATTTTCTCAATTATTTGAGCATACCTTTCTGAAGCTAGTAATTCTTGGAAATTTTGATTACTCTCATCTTCCATTTTAGGAAATGGAACAATTTTTAAAGGCGTCTCTTGATGTTGTAAATTTTCTTGTATTCCTTTATCAGGTCTGTCGTTTGTGTTAAAATTAATAGCCATTTTTAATATATTTGGTGTATATAAAAAATAACTAAAAAAATTAATAAAAACTAATTTGTGGATAACTTTTTAAGCTTTTGGATTGTGCTTTGGACCGACTCCTGGTTTATATGGAGTGTTTGGCGTTGTAGTAGGTTTAGTACCTGGTTTAACCGTAGGTTGTGTCTTTGGTTTTGTTGCTGGTGCCATATTATATTTTATTTATTAATATAAAATAACCAAAAAAATTAATAAAACCTAATTTTGAATATTATTTTTTTCCAAAAGTGTCGTTGATTACTTCTTTAATATCATTAATATCTAAGTATTCTTCGTTTACTACTGGTGTTTTAGATTCGTTTAATTTTGTTTTTATTAAATTCATAATTTCATTCTTAGATGTTAGACTATGAAAAAATTGATTTTCAGTAATATTCTCAACCCATTTTTTTGTTTCAACGTCTTCTCTTTGAACATTTTTCCACATAGCGGCAGCTGCTACCTTTTTTCCCTTTTCTTTACTTCCGTATTTTTTAGCGGCTTTATTTGCTATTTTTTCAAAACCTTTACCTTTTTTTCCAATGTCACTACCAGCTTTAGCTTTTTTAACAACTTCGCTTTTCTTTTCTTTACTTAATCCCGCAGATGGTTTAGACTCATCTAAATGACTATCGTCGCATGTACATTTGGATAATTCTTTATCACAATGTTCACATTTTTTAATCTTTTTTGATTCTTCCTTAACTTCTTTCTTTTTTTGTCCCTTTAATATTTTAAAATCTTGAGCATCGATTTTACCGTTGTGATTTTTGTCGATTTTCTTTTGATTTCCCTTTAAATCTTCTGTCATATCCTCTTCGCCAACTAATTTAATATTTTGTCCAGGTGTTTTAGCTATTTGTTGTATTTGTGGACTTTTTTGCATTGCTGCCGCCGTTGTTGTTATATCTTCACCTAACATTCTTTCAGCTAATTCACTAAGTTGTTTGTCATTTAATTTTACTAATGTCTTTTCTGACATACCTTCATTAATAAGTCTTTCAACAATTATATTTCTTTTCATATATTTTTGAATTTAATTTCTTCGTTTAATAAAACAAACCCTCTTGATCTTAATTTTTTAGTTACACTTTCAATAGGTTCCGCAAATTTAAATGTTAATCTTTCTTCTGTGTTATTAAAATCAAACTTCTCCCACGCCATTGCAATAACGCCATCGACAGCATCAATAACCCCAAAATAATCAGAGTTTTGTATAAGTTCTAATTGTAAATCTGTATTTTTTAATAACCCGACTACATCAACATATTCGATGTCAGGAGATTTAGATTGTGAGTTAGATGATGCAGGAATGACAAACCATTCACCCATGTCAATTTCCATAGTGTCGCTAAATACGAATTCGTATTGCTTTTGATTTTTGTAATCTGAGCCAATTTCATTGACATATATAAGATGCATTTTAGTGTTTAAAATATTTGCTCAATGTCTCACTAACCGCTTGACTGATATTATTTTTAATTTCATCTAAATCAATTTCCTTTTCTTCATCAACATTTTCAGTTGACATGTAAGAATCTAAACTTGTTTCTCCAAGTTCAGAACCAATATGAGGCGCATTAATAAATTCATCTAATTTATTCATTGCTTCTTCACCTAAATCAGTATCTGCAGATGGTTCTGAAGACGTATTGTCGTCAGATGATGAATCGTTACCTTTTTCTTCGTCTCTTTCAAATTTCTTACCAATTTCTTCAATGTCTTCATCAGATAATTTATCCAAATCAACAGCAGAAATTACCATATTAAGAACATACTTAATATCATCACTTTCCATTCTATCGTGTAAATCTCTTAATTCTTGTCCTAATTTACCAGCATATTTTTGAACTTCAGCCATATAATCTGAACGTTTTCCACTTCCTTCATCGCCGCTCATTTCAGGTGAAGCTTCATCACCACCAATTTCAGGTGATGGTGCATCTGTTGGTGCTGCACTATCAGTGGGCATTGGCGCATCTGCTGGCGCATCTGCTGGCGCAGTTGCTGGCGCGTCCATTGAAGGTTCAGCAGCAGGCGCTTCAGCTTGTGCTGGCGCAGGTGCTGCTTGTGAAGGTTGCTTTAAAACATATTTTGTTGCTTCTTGTAACTCTTCTTGTCCTTTAATATATTCTAATCTTTTATAAGCTTCCGCGTAAGATGAAAATCTATTTTTGTTTTTCATAAACATTCCACCGATATAATCAAGCGAAGATTCATTTAGTCCTCTTTTTACGTAGTATGCGTCTTTTTCTTTAAC